CGAAGCTAAAAAAGTAGACCCTAAAAAAGCTGCTGAAGACAAGAAAAAAGCTGACGAGAAGAAAAAGAAAGAAGCGGAAGCTAAGAAGGTTGCTGACAAAAAAGCTGCAGATAAGAAAAAAGCAGACGAGAAGAAAAAATAAGTAAAAGTAATATTTATACTAAATACAACTAAAAATGCCAGTATTAGACCCAAATGAAATAATGTTTACCGCTTTCGAACCTACAGTATCGAATAGATTCGTAATGTACATCGACGGTATTCCTTCATATATGATTAAAAAAGCCGATGCGCCAGGTCTTACTTTAAACGAGATCAAATTAGATCATATCAACGTTTACCGTAAGATTAAAGGAAAAGCTGAGTGGAGAGACATCACATTGTCTTTATACAACCCAATCAGTCCATCAGGCCAAGAAGCTATTATGGAATGGGTACGTTTACACCACGAGTCTGTAACAGGTAGAAACGGTTATTCTGACTTCTACAAGAAAGACATTAACTTGTCAATCCTTGGACCAGTTGGAGATATCGTATCAGAGTGGATCTGCAAGGGCGCTTTCATCAAAGAAACAAACTTCGGAACCTACGATTGGTCTACTTCAGATCCTACAGAGTTAACAATGACTTTGGGTATGGACTACGCTATCTTGAACTTCTAAGACGCAAATAACGAATATAAAAGAAAGGCCGCCTCACCGCGGTCTTTTTTTGTTTCCGTAAATTTTAATAGTTTATATTTATTTAAAATAGTTATTACATGTCAGAACCAAAGTTTACAGTACCTACCGAAATGGTAGATCTTCCATCAAAGGGTTTATTATACCCTAAAGATTCCCCGCTGGCTGCAGGGCAAATAGAAATCAAATACATGACCGCAAGAGAAGAGGACATTCTCACCAATGCGAATCTGTTACGTCAGGGCTTAGCCATTGAAAAGATGCTTAAGTCTATCATTAAAACTCCAATAAACTACGAGGATCTGATCCTGGGCGACAGGAACGCTATTCTTATCGCAGCTAGAATATTGGCTTACGGTAAAGACTACTCGTTTAACTACTTCAATCCAAACACAATGGAATCCGAAGTTGTAAAAGGTGACTTACAATCTGTTAAGTACAAAGCCGTAGACACCTCTCTATTCAACGAAAAGAACGAATTTAGTTTCGAACTGCCTTTCACAAAAAACACGGTTACTTTCAAGGCCTTAACAATTGCCGAAGACAGAAAAATCGACGAAGAGATGAAGGGCATGAAAAAGAACTTAGGAGAAGCAGCGCCCGGTTTATTGACAACAAAGCTAAAACATCAGATCACTTCTGTTAATGGAGATTACTCTACGAAGACAGTAAGAGACTTTATTGATTCAGGCGCTTTACTTTCTCAAGACTCTTTGCCTTTAAGAAAGTACATTGAGAGCGTTATTCCAGATATAGATACGAAAATCACGTTCAAGACTAAAGATGGTGAGGAGGTCATCGACGAGCTGCCAATGACAGCCGAGTTCTTTTTTCCCGGGAGCGGAATATAGATCGGTATTCATGACTGAAGTCTTCGACCTTGTTTATCACGGTGGAGGAGGCTTTAATTATACTGAGGTCTGGAACATGGACATCTCAAAGAGAAAGTTCAATATAAAAAAGATAAAAGATCATCTGGAAAGGTTACAAGAAGCTCAGAACGATAACGACAAAGTTCTTACTGAGAATTCTGATAAACCCAAGATGCAAATACCTGACGCAGTGAAGCAAAATATCCAATCTAAACCTTCTTACGTAACAAGCAAGGCAAAACCAAAGGCTTAAATATTTATTTGTAGCCATGGCCAACGAAAATCAAAATAATAGAAATACCGGTCCTACTCCAAATGAAGCGGCAGGATCAGCTGCGTCAGCCAAAGCCGCAGATTCTGCTAGAGACTTAAAAGAGTCTTTACGACAGATGTTGAGAGATGGTAATGACTTTAATGACATTATCAAAGATCAAGTTAGAGAATTGGGTAAATTACTTACTGGTTACAATAAGGTAAGAGCTTCTATTGATGGATTTAGAACGTCAAGTCTTGATATTAAGAGAATTCAAAATGACATAAATAAAACTAAGTCACAAGAGTTTATTCAATCAGCTAAGATATTAGAAACTGAATTAAAATTAAAGATCGCAGGAGCGCAACAGTTAAATGGAGCTCAAGAGTATTTAGGCTTATTAAGTGATAAAGATAAATTAGAGACTCAATTAAGAGAAGCCGCAAAAAAAGGAGATAGAAGCAGAATAGATTTACTAAAACAATCTTTGACCGTAATAGAGGACAGAATAGAGGCTGAATCTCAAGAATTAACGCCTCTTCAAGGAGAATATATAGCTAGATTAAAAAGTAAAGAAGTACTAAGCGCTACAACAAAAGAATTAACCTTACAGTTAGCTAAAGAGAAAGAGATTAAAAATTCTATAGGTCTCACAGGTTTAGCATTCGAAAACTTTTCTAAAAAATTAGGTTTAGGCGATTCTGTATACGAAGCGATGATCGATAAAGCTAGGCAGATACAAGCTCAAAACGAATTAAACGCACAAAAAGAAGAGCTAATTCAGCGCAACAAAAGAATATCTGCAATTAACACTCAAAGAGAAGCTCAAGGCAAAGAACCAATTCCTCTTTTTGAAATACCTGAAACTGATGGATTTTTCTCTAAAATAAAAACAAAATTTGCAGACGTTAAAAATTCTGTAAACGATAAAGGATTATTTACGAGCATATCTGATGGATTAAAAAATAGCGCACAATCTTTTGGAACGTCTTTAATTGACGGAGTCAAAGGTGTGCCTAAAAAAATAAGTGCAGGATTTAATAACGCTTTCAATAGTTTAAAAGCAGCGCCTGGCAAATTACTTACTAACTTTAAGGTATTTGGAGCTGGATTGAGCGCTATATTTAAAGGAGCATTAGAATCATTAAAAGATCCAGCGGTTTTAGCCTTAATAGCCACAAAGATTTCAAAATCTTTAATGAATGTATTTTCTGGAGCAACTAAGATGTTATCTGATGGAATGAAATCTATCGGAGGCGAATTAGCGGAAGGTCCTATTCAAAATCTTACAAAGCCAATTAGTGGATTGCTAGAAAAAATACCTTTAGTTGGCGGATTATTAGGAGGAGTAGTAGATTTAATGTCGACCTTTATGGATTTGGCGGTCAATGCCAATTCTCAGTTCGTAAAAATGGGTCGTGAACTTGGTTTGGACGCTGCAGAATCTCAAAAGCTAGCTAACAACTTTAGTAACATAGCTCAAAATAGCTCTGACGTTTTTTTAAATGCTAAAAGATTATACCAAGCTCAAATAGATCTTAGCAGACAATTGGGCACTACATCCATATTATCTAACGAGATACTAAGCACTAATATAAAATTAAAAGATATCCTTGGATTAGAAGAGGATATACAAGCCAGCATTGCTCAAGCTTCTGTAATTACCGGAAAAGAGTCGGCGGACATAGTTGGAAACGTATTGCAACAAGTACAAAATCTTAAAAAAGCTGGGCTAGCAACGCAAGATTACAAAGCGGTATTAAAAGAGGTTAGTAATTTAGGCGGTTACTTAGGATTAACGTTCTCCAAATATCCAGAAAAAATTACAAAGGCCGTACTGCAAGTAAAAGCAATGGGTCTTGAATTAAAACAGGTAGATGCGTTGGCCGATTCTTTCTTGGACTATGAGTCTTCTATTAGTAAAGAAATGGAAGCCCAAGTATTGACAGGCCGAGAAATGAATCTTAATAAAGCCAGAGAATTTGCTTTAAATAACGATTTAGTTGGACTTGCAGAAGAGATTACAAAAAATGCTGGAAATGTAAATGATTTTTTAAAATCAAATAGATACGAACAAGCTGCAACAGCAGAAGCTCTTGGTTTGACAAAAGATACGCTGGCAGATATGTTGAAAAAGTCGGAATTTTTAAAGAACATTGGAGCTAAAGGTAACGAAGATGCTGAAACGCAATACAAATTAGCGAAAGCAAAATATGCGACTTTAAAAGATATCACTAACGAACAGGAGAAACAGCAATACATAGAGCTAGTAAGCGGAACTGCTCAAGAGAGATTAGCCGGTCTTATAAATAAAATTAAACAAGGCTTTATTGAATTAACTTCTAATTCTTCTGTTACTGAATTCGTAGACACAGCAATAAAGTTTATGTCGGATCCAAGTAAAATTCAAGGATTCGTAAATGGATTGAAAGATTTCTTCGCATCTCTTTTAGAGGGTATAGGAACTTTTGTTAACGGCGCTGCTAAAATAGCAAATATATTTTTAATTGGAAAAGACGAGATAGCAGAAGATTACGGAGATACAATTAAAGATTTTGCTCAAAGTATGAGAAGCAAAAGCGTGGGTAAACTAGACGAAGGCGGATACGTTCAAACTTCTGGAATTGCCGAAGTTCATTCAGGCGAAACTTATTTGGGAGCTAACAGTTTACAAGTGATTAAAATGACAGCAGATAACTCAAGAAAAACAGTTGAGTTGTTGACAAAACTAGCAAATCAAAAATCAGATACTTCTAACGCGCAAGTGAGATTTGTTACAGGAAACGTTATGTTAGACGGAGTTCCAACCGGTAAATTAATATTAAATAGTTTTCAAAACAACTCTTACACAAATTTTGACACAACTAGATATAACTCTTAATGCCACTAAACTATAACTCTCCTAACTTAACAGATTCAGTTTTCTTAAATCAGAAGACAGACTTTACCACGTTGAAATACGGAATGGATCAACCGCAAGGGGGAAATTCTGGTTTACCTTACGTTAAATTTCCGATGCAAGATGCGGGACCGGTTACAAATTCTATTTTACAATTCTATCAAAGAAACAGAAACAGTTTAGATTATCCAATAAGAGGCGGATCAGAGTTAGACCCAGGAACTGGAACGGCTAGAAGAACTTTAACCGGTGAGATAGATCAATTAAGAATATCAAAGTTTCTTAAAGACGGATCTAAAGGACCTGCTTTTTTAAAGAAGCAAGTTGAATTACAGAAAACAAATCCTAGAATGGAAACCACACAAGGTTACCAAGCTACTTCTTTTGGATCTATTCCAAATACGTGGATATACGATTCAAGCGGAAAAAACTTACTAAACGCTGTATTAACTTCTGGCACAGGATACAGACCTGACAGAATCGGTATCAATGGCTTTCAGTTTCAAAACTTTTACGCTGCTACAATTCAAAAGCAATTTACTACTGTAAACGGAAAAGCAAGAAACAGATTATTAGCGTTCTATCAAACTAAAATGTTTAACAGCAATAGAGAAGTTGTTTTCTCTGATCCTAATTTATACAATACTTTAGGGATGTCTTTGAATAAAAGTATCTTATTCGATTATATACAAGGACCAGGTTCTACTTACGGTATTGGAAAAACTGTAGTAAGAAGAGCTACAGATACAACATTAGTTTCTAACATACTTACTCTTACCTACGATCAGATAAAGAAGCAACAAACTAACGGAGCAAATGCACTATTTCAAAACGTTTTAAACATACAAGATTTTAGAAGTAAAGTAGCGAGTCCAGGGCAACAAGCAAGAGCATGGAATTTTTCTAATCAAAGTATTCAAAACGGAATGAACGCAGGAAATCCTGGAGATCCTAGAATTAGTAGATTGAATCCTAAGTATCCTTTTGTATCTTACGTTAGAGGCACAGACGTGGGTATAGACAGATTGAATGCCTTGGCGCCATTTACTGTTAACGAAGGCGACTCGCCATTTGAAAATGATTACGCTAAAGACATAATTAAATTTGCTTTCGAAGCTATATCTAACGACAATCCTACAAAAACAACAGCTTTAGTGTTCAGAGCATTTTTATCTGGCATATCAGATAATCACTCTGGAGAATACAACACATTTAGATACTTGGGTAGAGGTGAAAACTTTAGAACATATCAAGGATTTGATCGTACAGTTTCTTTCTCTTTCAAAATATTTGCTCAGTCAAGACCTGAATTGAGACCAATGTACGAGAAGCTTAACTATCTAACTAGTCAAGTTTACCCAGATTATAGTGACAAGACGTCTATAATGAGAGCTCCAATTATTAAATTAACCATTGGTGATTACTTATATAGAACACCAGGAGTTTTGGAGAGTATCAATATTACAATAGAAGATAATGCGTCTTGGGAAATAAATCAAGAGAACGAAGCATACAGCGGTAGAAAAGTAGCCGAATTACCGCACTACCTAAATGTAAGCATTACCTTCAAACCAATTATGGATATTTTACCAAGAAGAGCTCAAGATCTTACAGATACGCCTGCTTTATTGGCAAACGGAAACTTTATAGTTGATACTTTACAAAAGAAAGATAATGATACTCGTAAAACAGAAGAGCAAAGAAAACGTCAAGCCGCAATACCCGAAATTCAAAACGCTTTAGCTATTTTCGCGGGTATCAATCAAGAAAGTAATAGCCCAGCTCCAACTAGAGAGGAATTACTTTTCAACATCAACGAAACGTTAAATAACCGATAATGAAACGAAATGGTTTAGGAAAATCGGGAGATTCTTTACCAATAACATAAGAATATGAGCTTTAACAGATACCAAAATATAGACATAATAAAATACCAAGCAACAGGTAGCCAATACTATGTCAACAACGTTTATCCAGAAATTCCAGTTTCAGAAGAGGACACTTATGTGATAGTAGTATTAGGCGATCGATTAGATTTAATGGCTTATGACTTTTACGGAGACACTAGCTTTTGGTGGGTTATAGCATCGGCTAACGCATTACCAGGAGATTCTCTATGTCCACCACCAGGCGCTCAATTAAGAATTCCTTCAGATATTCAGTCTGTAGTTAACCAATACAGAAACGCTAACTCACTAAGATAGTATGGCACAAAACGATAATAAAATATCTAACGTCATTGGTACACACATTCCCAATTGGCTTTTAGGACAGTTACAAACTAGAAGTAAAAAAGGCACTTTAGACTCTAGAGACAATGCTAACTTACTGTATCTAGGAAATAAAAGCGGTTGGGTTAGATTAGTGTCTTCTATCAATATAACCGCACAATCAGACAAAAACTATTTTAGTAAATTAACTGGCTTAACTTTAACGAAAGCTGAGGATTTAGCGAAAAACTTTGTGCTGTACGGTGGAGTTTCTAAGTACAATAACCAAAGCGGTAAAAATAACTACGCACTAAGAAAAGGTTTTAAAGAAACCTACTCTTTATTGGGAGATCAAGAGGTAAGAGATTTTGGTTATCGTCCAATGCCAGGTTTAACTAGAGTGGTAATAGAAACTCAAGGCAGATTGGGTTCTATTAGATCAGCTAATATAGAATTTAAAGTTTGGGACAAAAGTCAATTGGATGTAATGGACGCCCTATACTTTAAATTGGGGTATTCTATGTTTTTAGAGTGGGGAAATACATTCTACTATACTTCCGATTCCGACGATTTAAAATCTTCTGAACTTTTTTCCTTAGATCCATTTAAAGAAAAATTAGATAAAGGAGAAATAAATAAAGCTTTGGGAAAAAGTAGACGGGAGTCTCAAGGCAATTACGATGGTATGTTGGGATTGGTTACTAATTTTTCTTTTTCATACAATCAAGAAGGTGGTTACGATTGTGTACTAAAATTAGTCGGTATAGGGGCCATAGCAGACAGTTTACAAATAAATCAACCAGCAACTTTACCTAATTTAGTAAAAGCTCAAGTAGAAGCCTTAAATAGCATATACGCGCAAATACAAAAACAAAATGAGGCTACTGTAAAAGCAGAAGAGGACAAAGCTGCCGCAACAAAAAAAGCCGCAGAAGAAAAATTGGCTTTGGAACAATTAGAAGCTAGTAAGGAAGGAAAAGACAGTATTTTTAAATCTTTATTAGGCAAACAACAACTAGATAAAGGACTAGACGAAAATAGCGTTATGGGATCCTACCCAGCTAGTCTTATAGAAGAATCATTTTTTAGAAAGTACGCTTTACCTCCTAGTAAATTAGTATCAAGTAACAAAACTTTAGATTATACTCAAAGAGGACAGTACGATTATATATACGAAGATTTACTTTATTTAACCAAACAAGGCATAATACTTCAAGGAAATTCCGGATATTCTAAAGAGATAACTAATATTGTAGAGCGTTTAAGTTTAGATGCTAGCTACATATCTACTGTAATATTTGGTGGACAAAGCATAGCCGCCTTAACAACAAGCGGATTTAGTAATAATCTTTCAGAATTTTCTAAAAGAGTAACTTACTTCTCTAATACGAATGCTGTAAATAACAGTACATATAAGAATGGATATCCCTACGAATTTTCTGCAAAATTAACATTTGTAGATACGTTTAATGGAAACAATATTACATACGGTAATACTAAAGCTACCATAGCTTCTGAATTTTTAAAACAGTTACTAAAAGAAAGAGAGCCAAATCTAAAATTTACCTCTTACTTTTTAAGAATAGACAATAATAATAAATTCGCTCTTTTTATAAAAGGAGATTTTTCTTGGGGATTAAATTTAAACACAACAAAAACAGAGTTTAGCACAGCTACAGGAAGAGACGAAACAAAAACTATTCCATCAAAAGACACTTTAAAATTACCTTTTACTATTCAAATAGAGGACTCTTCTTTAATAGCAGAAATTATATTGAAAGCCTCTCAAGATCAAACTAGTGAATATATAGATTATAAATTCCAACAAAAAAAATTAGCCGATCAAAATGCGGGTCGTATTGCTGCAGAAAAAGCAAATCCCACTTCAAATACAAGTACTGAGCAAACTAAATCTGCTGTACAATATCAATCTTCTTTGGAAGCTATGTTAAGAGCCATACAAGTTTACTCTTTGCAAAAAGCTCTAAAAGAAACTGCTAAAATAGATCTCGATAGAAAAGTAAAAGAAGTAAGTTTAACCGAAAAAGAATTTGTCACAGATCTATTTTCTAATGGAATATTCAAAGATTATATTGATGCAATAGTAAATAAAACTCTTGACGAAAAAGACCCAATCCAAAAAAATATAAAATACGGATTTAATGCTGCGATACTCTCTAATAAAATTACTGATATACCAAAAGGAGCAGAAGTAGATTACAAGGCTTTATTAATGTCTTATGTTTTACCCTACGAAATTAATCAAGACTTAAGCGAAGGCACAAGATTAAATCACCCAGTTTATATTCAACTAGGGTTATTAATGTTTATAATAAATCACTGCTGTAATTTATACGATAAAAAACAAGAAGAGAAAAAAACAACTCCTCTTTTATACATAGACTACAATCCGCAAACCAATTTTTGTTTGAGCCACCCTTGCCACATGACAAGTAACGCTATGACATTCTTAATTCCTTTTGAGGGAACTTTTGATGACTATAAAACGCTATTCTTTAAAGAAGTCTTATCAGGAGATAATATAATAAGTACAGACAACGCAAAACCAAACGATACCACTGCCTTGTATAATCCAGCTAATGATGATACTGTTTCAGGAGATCTTCCAAGATTTAAAGGATTAGAAAAAATAGACACATACAGAGGTAGAATAATGAATGTATTGGTAAACATAGATTATGTTTTCGATATAATCAAACAGTTCTTTTCTCAAGATCAAACTAATACGGTATACTTAAAAGCATTCGTGGAGCAGGTACTTTCTGATATGAATAAAACTCTTGGTAACTTCAATATATTTAGATTTTCTTACGATGATAGCGCCAATTGTTTGCAAATAGTAGATGATCAATTAGTGCCTGGATTTGAAGACGAAATCATAGTTCCTAAAAATTCTAGCTTCGATCTTCCTGTGTATGGAAAAAAATCCATAGCTAGAAGCTTGGATTTAAGAACTGATATATCTAATAGAATATCGAGTACACTAGCGATAAGCGCAAATGCTGAAGTACAAAAAAAATCTTCTAATTCTGTAGACGGTACCCCTTTTGGATATATCAATGAAAGTTATGAAGATAGAATTCTTGGTGAAAGAGCAGAATATGCCAATATAACTAGGGATGACAAAACAGGAATACTATCTTTACCAAACGCAAATATATTATCAGGTACAATAGCTTCGTCTATAAGATTCAATAAAAATGTAAAAGATTTTTATGGCACTTACAATCCTTCTATGGAAAATGTTAATCATGCAGCGGGTTATCTAATTGAAAAATTAAGTAAGAATAAATTAGACGCTCCTACTAGAGCTGCAGCAATGATCCCGGTATCAATTAATTTTAGTTTAGATGGAATTTCTGGTTTTAACATGATGCAAGGTTTTACGATACCAGATCAATTTCTTCCGTATACTTACAACATTAGAAAAGTATCAGAACAGGCGGGATCTGGCGATAAAAAAGTTGGATTTATGACTACTGGAAATGTCCATACAATAGAAAACAACCAGTGGATCACAACTATTAAAGCGAATATGACATATCTTAAGGGACGAGAAGAATTTCAAACAAGATTATTGAATACAGGTTTAACAAAAGGAAGACAAGCCACTTTTAATCCAGAAAATGCAGGATCTTCTAATACCACAAATTTTGTAGCCTCGAATACGCAAGCTCAAAACGTAGTTGAAACTTATCTAGGTCGTCAAATAAGTTCTAAAGAATTTAGTGATTTAATATCAGCTATATTCGCGGAAGCTTCTAATAATGGAGGAGGTCCTGATAATCAAAAAGAAAGAGCTTACGTCGCTGCTGTTATATTAAATAGAACGCGTAAAAAATATTTAGGCGCTAATACAATTTCAGAAACTCTTACGAAACCTGTTCAATTTGAAGCTGTGACAGGCAACTCTTTAAATGGAAATTCTCCTAGACCTAATTTTTTAATTGGTCCTGATCCCGCTACAGCCACTCAAATATATTCTGCATTAGTAAGCGATTTATCCAAAGTTCCAGATGCCTACTTATTTTTCACAGCATATAATATAGCTAGTTATGAAGTAAAAGGAGGATTAAAAAATAGAGAAGCAGCTTTAAAAGGAAAAGGAAGCATAACAATTGGAGGAACCATATTCTCAATAACTACATAATCCATGTTAAAGTACTATCCATCATTTAGAGTAAAAACAGATCAGAAGACAACAGGCAATGCGCTGTTACTAAATGGTGTTCCTTACTCTGGTGATTACTATCAAACATACGATAATAAATTCTATAGCGGACCTAATCCCATAGTAGGACCAAACGAAGAGCTAAAGCCTTTTGAAAATTACGGTAACTCAGATTATCTAAACGCTTCTAATTTACCGTCTTCAGTAAAGAACCAATTCTTAAGACAAACAAACGTTACAAAAACCCAAGCGTTAGAACCTTTATCTTATTATCCAAAACCCACAGTTGAAGATTACACTAGAGGCTATTTCATTAGATATTTTATCAAGAAGATCAACAGCAAAGGTTTTGTTACCGAAATCTCTTCGGAAGAGTACAACGAGTTTGTGAATGGAACAGTTAGATACGATGTATCTTTTTACTTGGTGACACAGATCTTTTGGAAGCTTACCGGAGACTTAAACACAAAAAGATATTCTCAGTACGATATACGATTAGGCATTATAGAAGTAAACAAAAAGAATACTGATGACGCTGGCAAAAACTTCTTGGGTCTTATAGAGTTTATCGGCGGTGAATACACAAAGTTCTCAAGACCCACTACATAGATTAATTGAATAGAATCGATTGGATTGATTATATTTAGTTCAAATTAAAAGGTTATGTATTTCATTGTAGAAAGTTTGTCGCAATTCGGCAACCTTGATATTAAAGACGAGTGTTTCGTACAACTAATAGCGGGCAACGATAGAGTTCACCCGAAGTTGACGTACCCAAGTTTACTATATTACAACGATGGTGAAAAGGGCTACATATTTCCTTTCAAACACTCAGAAAGCTTTTACTTGGATTTTAATATGGTTCAAGAGTTTTTAAAGCTCCATAAAAAAGTATACCTATTAGACAAGAAGTTTCACTCTTACTTCTTAGATTTACCTAACGCTATAGATCTACACTTCGTTAATCTCGACCAAACAAACGAATTTAACCAGTTCGATTGCGATACCAATTTACACCACGATTTTTACTCACGTTATGGGC